TTTACGTTGTAATCTATATCTTCTGGCATTAGGTTGTACTCAGAGTTTGACATTGCAAAGCTCTCTTGAGAAGCCTTAAAGAATACTAGCCTCTGCCACGCTCCAAACTTGTTAACAAAGTCGCAGTTTATAGTCTCGTATTTGCACTCACTTTGAACGTGAAAATAGTAGGTATTTTGTACTACTGAGTCTTTTATAATCTCCAGCTTGTTACCAGTTGTTAAATATGATAAATGAACGTAAGGAATATAACCTACTTCGTTGGCTAGTGTTATCGTTGTAGTAGTTCCTCCAGCTGCTAGGTCTGTGTATCTAGCTTGCCAAGTTACAGACTGATCATCATAGTAGTAAACGCCTCCACTATTACCAACAGCGTTAACGTAGTAATCTCCATCGGATAAGAATTGTGTGTGAGCTGGATTCGCTCCCTCTGCATGGTATCCGAAACCATCAAAGCAAATAAAGTTGTAATTGAATGAAGCTAGTAAAAGTACTCCGTTACGATATACGTCAACGTGACAGTAAGCGTACTCGTTTACATTTGCTGCTGTGTCTGTTGTTACTTCTACATAGTTGATATGTTCAATGAAGCCTCTACAATATGGCGAAATGTCAAAGTGACATTCTGTAATAATACTGCTTGGTATTGGTTTCTCAAGTATAAAGTTAGGAGTTGCTGGTTGTGACGCTGGGTCGTTCCATAGGAATATCTCAGCTCGTATGTCATCATTCGCTACACCAGTTGCGCTAATTATCTTTGGACTTCTTACGTTTATTGGTTCTGACATTTTTAAGTGTTTAAAGAGCTTTCTATTAGCTCGTCAATATCTAGGTTAAATTTCTCTATTATCTCGTCTGGTAAGTTCTTAAATGCGTTCTCAAATGGTTTAGTAAAGAACATACTTGGAGCAATTCCTTTATGGTATATTGATTTAGCAATCAGAAATCCCATAGCTTTATGAGACATGAACCTACCAGTCTTCTTATCATTCCATTGGAAACCTTTTCTCTTTACCCAGTCAGTCATAATTTCACTCATTGGTCTTCCGCCAGTTGCAGAACCAGTACCAAATCTAAAAGGACTCTGTGGTGCTTTTGCGCTAGATGATTTACCTTGTACTCCCTCATCAACGAAAGCTCCGTACTCTTCCATGTAAAAGCTCAAACTAAACGAGTTCTTAAATACGTCTAACTGATAACCTAGAGAGCCGTACAAGTTGTTCGTGTCTTTCTTGCCCGAATTACTTAGTCTGTTTTGGCTTTCTTTAATTACAGCCTTTGCAAACTTGCTTAGATATTTCTGTACCTCTTGCATTAGCAGATAGTCATATCGTTTTTATACAACACGTTAAAGCTCAAAGCCCATCCAGCTAGGTAGTTCTCAAAGCGTTCTGTAAATGGCTCAAATGTAGGTTGACCATCAAGTTGGTATTTATCTCCCCAGATGTCTCCACGCCTAGCTCTTTCCATCAATCTCATTCCTACTGCAAACTGAGTATTGAGTACATCGTGTTCGTTATCGTTTCCTACAAATACGTCTTTTGTTTGTTCGTTGTTTATGTCTACTATATCTGTGAGTATAATAGAAACCGAAAAGCTAACTACTGGGCCTTGATGCAGAACGCTTCCCACCATAATATGAGACAGAGGAAAGATAGTCTGTTTGTTTAGGTCTACTTTAAATATATCTCCCTCAGATACTGTGTTAACGTTTACGTCTTCCTCTAAGGCGTTTTTAAGTAGTGTTGTTATATCGTAGAATGCTGTCATCTTTTTAGTGCTTTATTCATTAGGTTTCTTTCTAATTGGTTTTTCTGTTTTATATAGGTTAGAAAATTAAATGCTTGGGAAGCTCTAATTTTTGTAACATCTCCGAACTTTCCAATATCTCCATCTGCGAGTGCATAGATTGAATGATACCATCCCCATTGTCTGTTGAATTGTGCTTGTTCGCTGTAATCATCTCTTTCAGCTCTTGCTTCAAATAGTTGTGAGTAGCTTTCAATAGTTCGTTTCCTAAACGATAAAAAAAAACCAGCGAACCCATCGCAACATTCAACGGCATGAATTTCATTATTTCTGCGTACTCTTCTGTACCATCGTAATCTCTTACCTCGTACTTGTCTTTATAGGTATTGGTTACTGGTCTGTAAAGAACTGCCATAGCTTTGTGCATCTCTTCCCAGTCTGTTGAATACTTATCTAAATCTACGTACTCTCCAAAAGTGATAGATTCAAGCGATGGTATAAAGCCGAAGTCTACGCCCTCAAGTTTAAACCTAACTTGTATATCTTGTTCTACACTAAACAACATATTTAAGTGTTCGCTAATGTCTCTAACATCAGATAGCTTTATATTTGCCACCTCGTTGATTCTAACGCCACATAATGAGCTTACTGTACATTGTGCTAGTTCATCGCCTTCGAGTCCCTTAGAAGCGCTTAAAAACGTCTGATACTGTCCTAGAGTTATCTCGCTTAAATCTTCTGGTATTGTTATTGTTGCTTTCATTACTTATAAAACTAAATCTTTCTATTTTGTTATAAACCAAAAAAGCCCCCATTTCTGGAGGCTCTCTGTTACTTTAATCTTATTGTTCTAATTAGGAACTGCTCAAATGTGATTCCTTTCAGATTGAGAGCAATATATAAACCATACTGCTCTTGCCTCTGTTTCTTTGTGATTAACTTACTCGGCTTCATTCTATCTTTTTACTAAGTCCATTATTCTATCAATTGACTCTTGGTCTCCGTCAAAACTTCCGCTCAGATATATAAAGTTAGAACCGTTGTCCTCATGGTCTTCTGCTTCAAGAATACCCTTTTTACACAGACTACCAACCACACCCTTTAATGTTGAAGGTAGAAGCAGCTCCTTCTCATTGTCGAATATATCAATCGAGATATTGTTAATATTCTTAACGTTCTCTCCCGCATCGTTGATATTTTGCGTTGGGATGAAGTTTCTTAAAACTTGCTTCTCTAATTTTGTAAAATTTAAATCTTTCATAATTCCTTTACTTTGTTTGTTTCTGTTGGTACAAATATAAGTAAACTGTTTACATCTCACAAGTTATTAACGAACTTTTTTTAAATTATTTTTGATTTGCCCACTATGACTGAGATACAGAGCGAAAGTTTTTTTAGTAAATGAAGTACTTGCCTCTATTTGGTTTCTCAAGCTGGTATGTCACAGCGTACCTGATAGCATCTAAAGCATGGTTATGATCATCTATCGGTGTGTTAGATTTACGCTCTAGCCAACAGTAATTATTTAGCTCTTTGATTAGCTCTTGAGAATCTGGGCTTATTACTAGGTCGTAATCTTGTAGGATAGTTATTCCATGAGTTACTGAGCCTTGACCTTTCACAGCTGGAATTATGTTTAGTCCTTTCTGCTTTAGTTCTTTTATCAATCGAGGCTCTGCGCTGTCTGCTATAATTAAGCTCGTACCAGCTACTTTTTCATTCACTTGATGTATTTGGCTTGTGGTTAAGTTTGGCTTGTATAGATGAAGCATAAGGTATATCTTCTTGTTTGCTTTGTCTACGTTCGTTTCTACTAGCGTTGTGGGGTCTACTGAGAAGCCGAAATCTTGACCATAAACAGAAGTACCTACTCGCTTAAACTCTCCGACTTCCCAGTTAGAGAATATCACACCTTCAGCTTTCGATAACCAGCCTCCTAGTATTTGGTGCTTGTACTTCTCTGGTCTTCTCTGTTTAATATTCTCTACTTGCTTTAGAAAGCTCTCAGATAGATTCTCTAAGTTGTCTAGGTAAGTAGTGTGTATGTATGTAGTATCGTCTTTACTTATGTTGCTTCCCTCTTGAACTCCTCTAGTCTCAAAGAACTTCTGATAGATAAAATGTTCTTTTGTGGTTGGGTTCATTATCATGATCACTCTGTTAGCTATTCCTTTTTGACGTACTGACATATCAATAGTGTCAAATACGTTCTCGTCTACAAGCTCTTCAGCCTCATCTAGTACCCACGTTGTTACTCCTTGCAAAGACTTTAGAGAAGCTACCTGATTCCCTGAGCTGGTTTTGATACCTCTGAATAGAATCTTAGAGCCAGTCCTTGTATTTATTACCTCATCTCTTGTAATATAAAACTCAGATTCTAAACCTAATAAACCAATCTTTTCCATAAACTCTGGTATGATGGAAATACTAGCAGACCTCAAAGTATAACGAGTAAAAAGTATAGTATGCCCAGCTTCATAAGTTAAAAGCAAAAGAAGCGTATTAACAGCGAACGACTTACCAGAACCACGACCACCAGTTATAACGCAATACCTAGTATTATTCTCAATAGAAAGGTACTTGCTATTTATCTCCATCACTTTTTATAGACTTAATAATATCAGAAAAAGATAGGTTTGTCTTTAGGTTTGTTGTCTGTGTAATGTCTTGCTTTTCAATGTAGCCTCTTTTGCTTCCTTTTGTTTTTAGGTAGAATATAGTTGCGCTTGTGTTTCCGCTTCCAATCTGTTTATGTAACTGGCTTTCTGCAAAATCTAAAGCTATGTTTTGTATGTCTTCAACTTCTTTTGCAAATTCTTCATCTGTTTTTAACCAATTGTAATATTGAGTTCTACCTATTCCTACACTTTTACAAGCTGTTGTAACTACTCCTAAAGACTTTTCTAGGGCTTCTATTACTGCTTTTTTATGTTGTTCAGTTTTGTTCATCAGTTTAATTTATTTCATTTCGAAAGACGCTGTTATTCTTTGTTTGCTATTATTATTAGGGTCATTGTTTCCATGAATAATTCCAGTTTTTGCATTTAATCTGCCAAATCTATTACATTTCCAAATATTTGATTTTTTTAAAGCATTAATTAAACTTGGAGCTGAGGTAACTATTGTGTACCTAAATTTTTGATTTTTGTAAAGTTTTCCTATTTCATTTAAAAATTTAATGCCAAATCCAGCACCTTGATAATCTGGCAAAATTACCAATCTATGGACTTTTTTAATGTTTTTAGCTTTTGGATGAGGCAAATGTAAAACACTTAAAAATCCTGCTATCTCATTGTTAATAGTTGCCAAATAAACATGAGCTGCATTATTATGACTATGACTTAGATAATGGTGTTTAGCAAACATCTTCCAAATTGATTTATTTTTAGATTCGTAGATGTTGAATTTAATTTTTGGTCTATTTTTTTTTTGCTCTTCAAAAGATTGAAAAGTCATAGTATCTGTATTAAAAACCCAATCTGGTAATAACCAATCTTCTACGTCATGATGACAAGTAACAGCTATAAATTGTTTTTTTGTTTTTCTTATTGCTTTCTGCATTGCAAAAGAACCTATTTTAGCTACATTTCTATCCACTACGCTTGTAAATTCATCAAAAACAAATAATTCATTTTTTTCTAAAATTGCTCTTGCTAAATCTACTCTCATTTTTTGACCATTAGATAAAACAGAATAAGGTTTTAACCAACTTGGTGGACTTGAAAAACCTACCGAATTGAAAGCATTAGTTATATCTTTTAAACTACAATTTTTTGGCATATCATCTAAAATAGTTTCAGCTTTATAGTTGAATTTATCTATATATGAGTTTTTAAATAATTGTTTTGCTATTGTTGTCTTACCAGTTCCACTTTTTCCGACTATCAATCCTATTTGCCAATTTTCTTGTATATCTATATCTCCTTTAAAATGTTCTATAACATGTTCAGATTTTAAGTCAAATTGCCCTATTATAGATGCTACTCTAAATGTTTTTTTGGGTTTTACTTCTTTTATAATGTCAAAATTCGGCATTCGTATCCTTTTTCTAATAATTTATTATAAGTATTTTCTTGTTCTTCTTCATCTTTACAATAAACTTCTATTCTATATAAGTTATTTATTGTATCAGATAAATCTTTATCTTCTTCGGCTTCCAGTTCAACTTCTTCAAATGGAAAACCATCTAAACCCCAATCTTCAAGTTTTTCAGCATCCCATTCATTTGCTAAAATATCCCAATCCCACTCACCAAAACCTACATTATCTTTAACTATAAACTGCTTCTGCTGTTCTTCTGTTAAATCTTCCGCTTTAATTATATGTACGTTTTTCAATCCAGCTTCTTTACAAGCCTTTAATCTCATGTTTCCTCCTAAGACTACCATGTCATTATTGACAACGATAGGTCTTAACTTTAGCATCTCTGGGAACTCTTCAATAGACTTTACTAGTTTCCTAAACTTATCGTCTTTTATGATTCTAGGATTGTCTTTGTTAGCTTTTACGCTGTTTATTTTAACTTCTTTTATATCCATTTTGTCTAATTATATAACTAAAAATATACCTCTTTGTTTTACTCGTAAGTATTGTAAATATCTTTTAAGTCCTTTACACGTTGTTTAACGCAGCTTGAGCAGCTTGTAACCTCTACGCCTTTCTTTTGAAATACTCTAGCGTATATTGTAGCAAGTTCATAGTTTTGTGACTGGCTTACCATTCCGTTTGAATTTGTAAAAAAACCATGTAGAAAAGTGTACTCTGATTCTGTAAGGCAAAGCGGTTGTTTTCTAAACCTCATCTTATTGAGTTTCTCTTTACGCTCATCACAGCCGCAATCTTCCCCAGCTAAAAACTTTACAGCCTTTTTAATACCAGTAACTTCTGTTATTGCTTCTACTACATCTCCTAATCCAGTTGGTGCGTTCTCTGCGTGTTTCGCTTCTAGTTCTTCTTGAGTCTTAATAGGCTCATCACAAACCTCAGCAACAGCTTTCTCTGCATCTTGAATCTCTTTCTCTATTCTTGCAGCTTTCGCTTGTTCTACCGTGAGACCTTGATCAATCTCTTCTGGTGTTCTTCTAAATCTTTTATTTGCCATCTTTGTTCTTTTTTATTCCTTGTAGAGTTATCTCATTTGCTATTACCATGTTCAATATATCTCGCATTGCTACAAAGTTAGGGCTTTCGCTCTTCATCTCTTCCAGTAGCATTACTGTATAAATGTCTTTTTGATTGCTTAAAAATGCTTTTATCTCTTTCATTGTGTTCGTGTTTATAGTTTATCGTAGTCTTCGTTATTAAAGTCTTCGTAGTCTTCTCCTAGACGCTCTCTAAGTTGGTTCTTACAGAAGTTTACTGTATGGAATATGTTCGTAACGCTGATTCTTGTTACTGTGCTTAATGCTCTCATAGACATTCCAGACTCAATGTACAAAGTAAATAGTTCTTTGTTGTATGGATATCCTTCCTTATCTAAGTTGTTCAGCTCTTCGTATAGTTTTTGAGTGATCTTCGTGTAGCCTCCCTCTCTTTGTTCTTTGTAGTCTTCTGATTCGATAACTTTGAACTCTGTAATATCGTAGAAGAAAAACTTACCTTTGTCTTTTAGGTAAGACTTGTACATATTGTTTAGCACTCTCCAGATATAGGACTTGCTTACTTCTCCTTTTTCGTTTATTACTTTCTCTCCAGCGTTGTAATAGTGTAGTCTTAAATACATCTCTTGTACTATGTCCTCAGCGTGAGAAGTGCAGCCCATAGCTTGTAAGAATCTTAGATACTCTTCGTGATACTTTGATACTTTTTCTAGCCAGTCCATTAGTTTTTGTCTTTTAGAGTTGCTGTGAAATGGTCTAGGAACTCATCTTGTGTAATTTCGTTTACCATCAATGCACTCGGCAAGTCTGTTAAATATATTACAATGTGGTTTCCGTTCTCTTTGAGATATTCAATTATTGACTCAGCCAGTTCTACTGTATCTTTGCCGTAATCAATAATGTAAAATTTATCCTTCATTTAATACGCTTTGAGTTTATAGGCTGTCTGTTTAGCTGGTCGTACTCTTTAAGGATTGTGAGAATTTGATTCTTTAGGTTTATTGCTTCGATTGATTCTCTTGGATTCTTAATCTGTTTTATAAGTGCCACGTTTCCACGTGTAAACTTGTGCAAGTCTTGAACAAACCCAATAGAAGTTTCTGCACTTCCGTTAGGTTTGCTCAAAATTGCCATTAATATCTCGTCACTAGAAAGGTAAGTCATTTTTTGTCTCTTCTATATGTGGACTATCTGACATTTCTACCTTGTCACATCTCCAATGGTTCAAACTGTTGTAGACTTTACCATTGTACTCTTGTCCTCGAATTGTAAATTCGACCTTTACAACATCTCCAACGTTATTGAACTTTATAAAGTTGTCTACATGTTCTACATAGTCTGCTTTTTTGTACATTCCGAACTTCATTCTAGTTACATAGCCACTCTCTGACGTTGTGTCTACTACGTAATCTAATACAGCAGCTCCGTTGTCTAGTACTTTCTTTTCTGTGATCTCTGAAATTGTACCCTTTACTTTAAAATTTTCCATTTTTCTTTACTTTTTTTTGTTAATATATTAAACTTTTTTAGTTAATCCTCGTAGTGTTTAAAACTTACCACTTATTAACTTAGTGTTTTGTAGTATTCTCTAGCCATCTTTACAGCCGTTTTCATCTTCTCAATGTCTTCATCTGT